CGCCATAGCCTTGGGATGATCTATGAGTTCATTTTTACGATTTGAAGCAACATCTGCAGGGACAATTTACACTGCAGATTCTACCGACGTTATTATTGGTATTCTTGTCAGTTGCACTCATGCAACCACTACGGCAAAGGTGGATCTCACGCTCTCAGGGACATCACTGGCTACAGACTTAGAGATTCCACCAGGAGGGTCCGTTGAGTTAGTGCAGGGCAAACTGGTTGCTCAGAGTGGAGATGCACTGGTTCTCGCAGTCGATGCAGGAACCGTTGCAGTCTACGTTTCGGTACTTGATTCAGCATCATAGGAGATAGAATGAAACGAGTTGGAACAGGAGCATTTGAATCGGGTCAACCGATTGCTGCCAAAGGTGACAAGTCTGGAGTCACAGGACACGTTAGTTCTGTGTTCTCAGGAGTGATGAGAAACCCCTCTACAGTGAACAGTGCCGTTGTGATTTCCTCAGATGAGAACTGTGTGGTAGCAGGACCACTGACGATAGGTAGTGCAGGAAGTCTTACGGTGAATGGCGTTCTGGTGATCGTATGAGTGTTATACAAAACAACACAATAAGCACTAATTCTATTACAGAAGCAACAAGTGCAAATGGTGTATCAATTGATGGTCTTAAAGTAAAAGACTATTCGTTAATGTATGGCAGTAATATTGGGCTAACTTTCAGTTCTGATGGATATGTAACTAAACCTAATGTTCCTGCTATTTCTGTAACTATGGAAATAAATAGTGCTGATCTTGATGCTTCAACTGGTGCTAAAAATATATTTGCTTCAGGCAGTTATTCGAGTGCAACTGCACTAGATACAAGTTTAACTGGCATAAGCCAAGGTATTACATTAGGTGGATCAACGGCTGCCCCAAATGGAACTTTTACTGTACCTGTTTCTGGTTGTTATTCTATTAGTTTTTTTTCAATTGGTGCTTATAACGCTAACACAGAATACGAAATAAGGATAAACGATACTTCGAAAGTCACTCTCTTTGCGACAACTAATGGTGAAGATAAATGGCAAAATATTTCAGGGACATTTTTACAAAATATGTCAGCAAGTGACACAATTAAAATTTTCCAAGCCCAAAGTTCTGAAGGCAATCATTACCACGGCAGAAGATATTCGAGAGCAACAATTTATTTGATAGGATAAAAATGGACTACACAATTACATTAACAGATACCGAAGATAAAGCGTTGAGTTATGCGAGTGCTACGCAACAAGCTTGGATTGATAATGCAGTTCATAACCGATGCAGAATTGCTACTGATGAAATAGTAAAAATTTATACAGAACGTGCGTTAGACGAAGGCGTACAGATTCCTGCTACTAGAGAATTAATAGTTGCTGATGCGTTTACAAGAGGTTGGGTTAAAACAGCAAAACAGCGTAATGATGAAGCAGAAAAAAATAAACCAGAATAAGGCATCATGAGTTCTGAAATAAAAGTAACCAACATAAAACACGCCAGTTCTGGCAGTAATAATCTGGTGCTAGGAAGTGATGGTTCTACGACTATTGCTAATGGGACTTTAAGTGCAGGGACTATTGGGTCTTCAGTTACGGGTTACACTGGCATCAAAGCATTCCAACAATTTAGACTTACATCAAGCATAGATAATGTCAGTTCTGAAACTGATGTAACATCAAACATTACTGAAGTATCGGGGGGTTTAAATAGTAACATTAATCAAGCTTCAGGAATTTTTACTTTTGATTTAAGTGGGATTTATTGGGTCATAGGAAATTTTACTTTCACTTACGATAACGAGTCTAGATATAATTATGGATACATAAATGCAGATTCTGGCAGTGGATATGTAAGAGTTGCAACAGCAATTACAAACCGATTTGATGCTTCGGTTGCTAATGTTGAAAGTGGTAATACTTGTAATTTTCTTTTTAATGTAACAACTACAGGCGCGAGTGGTCATAAAATTAAATTTTCGTTTCAATCAGAAGACACAAGCAATCTACAAGGAAATTCAAGCGAAAACAGAACTTATTTTACTTTTCTAAGAATTGGAGACACATAAACCCGAATAATAATCATGCCTAGCGTAATACAAGCCGATTTACTAAAAGATGCTTCAGCGACTAAGACTTTAGCAACGCTTAGTTCAAGTGCGGTTACTTTGCATTCAGATGTGACTTTCCCGACAAAAGTAACTGATAGGACTGATTTTTATTATCTTCTTGCTCAAGATACAGACCCAAAAAATTACGGAAACTATTATACAACACCTGACAGAGGCAATGAGGATACAGCAGTAGCTTCTGCGGTAGTTCCAGCAGGATATTCTAGTGTTGTAGATGCTTATATGTGGTGGATTTCAAACGGATATAGTGGGGCCTTACAGATGCAATTAAGTTGGTCATTATCCGCTAATTCTGAAGCACAGGGTGCAGTGGCCCAAACATATACAAACATGGCAAGTATTACTGCAACTAATGATAATATGCACAGACAAAGCATACTTGATGTAGGTAGCACCCATTGGGAGGATTCTATAGCTCAAGGAGATATAATTGGCTTTAGAATAAAACATACTAACACGGCAAATTTACGTTTTATCGGTATTTCTATTACTTGGAGATTTTAAAACATGATCACATTAATAGATGCTCTAAATAATTTAGGTATTAGTGCATATTGTAAAAACAATGACTACGATACGATTGTTTGGAATAATCCTGAAGAAGCAGTTTCTAAAGAAGTTTTAAATGCTAAAGTTGCAGAAATGCAGAAAGCAGAGGATGCAATTCAGTATCAAAAAGATCGTGCAGTAGCCTACGATCCAATCACTGAACAGCTAGACCAGATATATCATGATATGGATGGGTGGAAAGCTCGCATAAAAAGCGTGAAAGATAAATTCCCGAAGCCATGAAAACGATTGAGGAAATCGACCAGGAAATCAACCAGGTTCAAATCAAAATTAATGAATTAGCAACCCATCAACAAAGACTTTTAGGCTACCGTGAAGCATTAATCGAAATCGATCAAAATAATGGCACTACAAAAGGCGATGGTTCCGATCGATCTAAGCGGAAGCATTGACACAAAAACTGATGAAAAGCTGGTCCTTCCTACCAATCTTATTGAGCTGGAAAACGGAGTCTTTACGAAAGGATCCGTCATTACCAAACGCTATGGATATGATGCACTCAGCACAACGGTGATCGATGGCTCTGCACTTCCTACCGGTGAGGCATTAAGCAGCCTTGAGGACGAGCTCCTCGTCTTTGGTTCAAACAAACTTTATACCTACGCTTCAGGCCTCGATCGCTGGATCGATCGCGGAGGATTCCGATCGGTTGATGCGACCGCCCAGGATTTGATCCGGAATGAAAACGAGCAATCTGCAGTCGATTCAGCAGAATCTGGAGGGATCATATTGTATGCCTGGGAGGACAGCAGCGGCGGGATCCGCGCCAGTGTCGTCGATAGTGCAAATGACCTGGTCGTATTGGAAGATGTTTCCATAACCACTGGAGGCCAAACTCCGAGATGCGTCGCTCAGGGTCGATTCCTTACAGTAATCTATCATGACAAGACTGCTGGGGAATCGATTAGATCCCGGCAGATTGATATCAGCTCACCCGATAGTTTTGCGACCGCCACGGTTATTGTTTCCGATATTTCATCAACTGGTTTTTTGGATGTTTCTGCATATGACCCAAACTATAACGATGCGGTCATGGCATACACCGACAGCTCTTCTACGGTAAAGGTTTGTTTTATTACGGAGACAGGAGCACTCGGTCAGGGGAGTAATGGATACCCCGACAGAATTACGATTTCAACTCAGGCCGAGGACGCAATCACGATCTATTGCGATTATACGACCAGCACCGATCTGTTTGTTGCACTTTCCAAAAATTCCGACAGCTCAGGTTTAAAGGTTTACCGATATGCATCAGATTTTTCTGCAGTAGCTAACGCCGCTGGAGGAGATGCAACCGAGATAAAGCGAATCGGTATGTGTTTCAATGCAGATGGGAACCTGGATATTTATTATGAACACTCTGCTGCTCAAACCTACAATCATCTTTTAAATAAACGACAATTTACGCTCTCAAGCAATTCGCTCGGAAGTGCAGCTGTCGTCATGCGATCGGTCGGTCTGGTATCAAGACCTTTCCTCTACAGCGGGACCACATACATCTGGGTCCTTCATTCAAGCTCCCTGCAGCCTACCTATTTCCTCATCGATTCCTCTGGGTTGGTACTCGGCAAATATAAGCAGTCCACCTCCGGAGCGTTCCCGACCAGGCCGATCCCAACATCACTGACAAATATAACAGCAGGGATCTTTGAGCTCCCGGTTCAAGTCGTCACCAGGTTGGAATCCAGAGATAACGATGTCTATGGATTGAAGGGACTTTCCAGGATCAAAGCAGATTTTGTCGGTGGAAGAACTTTTCTAAACCGCGAGCTGGGAGAGGTGCTTAACCTCGGCGGAGGATTCCTGAGCAGCTACGATTCCCAGGTCATCGATGAGCTCGGATTTCATATCTACCCGGAAAACGTCACGGTAGGAACAGCGACCAGCGGCGGATCTCTAGTCAATGGAACTTATTCTTATAAAGTCATTTATTCGTACACTGATGCAAAAGGACATATTCATCAGAGCTCTCCTTCAGTGGGCGTGTCAAAAGAAGCAACCGGTTCCAATGCTTCAATCCATACATTAACAATCCCGACACTCAGGATCACTGATCATGCAGCAGTCACGATCGAAGTCTACCGAACAATTGCTGGACCTGGTTCGATTTATTACAAGATTGGAACGGTCGCAAATAGCACCTCAGCTGATACCGTAAGCTTTGCAGATAGCGGGGCAATAACGGACGCGAACCTGGTTGCAAAGCAATCTCTCTACACGACCGGGAACGTCCTGGCAAACATAGCTCCCCCGGCAACCTCGGTGCTTGGTGTATTCGGCCAGCGTCTTTTTGCTGTAAGCTCGGAAAATCCCCAGCAGCTTTATTACAGTCAGAAAACAACCGGAAACGCGGCAATCAAATTCTCAGACGTTTTCAAAATTACAGTTCCAGAAGCTAAGGGAATCACCGGGATCCAGGCAATGGATGAAAAGCTGATCCTGTTTGAAGACAATCGGATCTTTTCCATGACCGGTCAAGGACCGACGCCGACCGGCGACCAGAATGATTTTAGTGAGCCCTCCCTGGTCACTTCGGATGCAGGCTGCATCGATCCCAGGTCGATCGTCTTAATTCCAATAGGGATCCTTTTCCAATCAAACAAGGGGATCTATCTGCTTTCACGATCGCTGGAAACAAAATACATCGGTGCTCCGGTTGAAGCGTTTAACAACCAAACAATCACCTCAGCAAAATTACTTCAGGATCAGAACCAGGTCCGCCTCCTTAGCTCGGATGGAACGACCCTGGTCTATGATTATTTTTTCAATAAATGGAGCACGTTTTCCGATCACCAGGGGAACGGTGCAACGGTCTGGGAAAAGAATGGGAACTACGTCTATTTACGAACCGATGGTCAGGTATGGCAGCAAAGCACCAGCTACACCGACGACGGTGCCAGGTTCCCGCTTAAATTGACGACTGCCTGGATTAAGACCAACAACATTCAAGGCCTGCAGAGATGCCGAAAAGCTTTTGTCCTGGGTGACTATAAATCGAAACACAACCTCCGGGTTCAGGTCGGTTACAACTATGAAAATTTTTATAGGGAAACTCATAATTTTAATTACAGCAGCGATCTCGGAATCACTTTTTTTGGTGATGAAAATCCATTTGGAAGCGAAGTCTTTGGCGGCGGATCGAGCGACGTCGTCGATGGCGTTTATCAGTTTCGGATGAACCTGGCGAATCAAAAATGCGAATCCATCCGGTTCTCGATCGAGGATGGTGAAGATGCAGGATCGACTTTCCCGGAAGCTGGGCAAAGCTATTCAATTTCGAATTTGATGCTGGAAATTGGGATGAAACCCACTGGCATGAAACTACCCAAACAAAAGCTTAACTGATGGATAATTTTACAGTCCTGCGAGATATGAAACCGGAGGAGCTGCAGGAGCTCCTGAACATCTACCGGGCAAAGAATGAAGGATTAACCCTCGGCGGTCAGATGCACAAACCGGTCATGGTGAACACGATGGAGGAATCGCTTCTCGCCTCCCTGCCGAATACGTCAGGCCAAATCGATCCCATGACCGGACTACGGAGTTTTGAAATGGATGATAATTCTGACCTTGACCCCACTCCAGACACTCCGGAAAGAACAGAAATAGACAAGCAGTTTGAAACAGACCCTCAGCAGCGTGTCCAAGACATGATGAATGAGCAAAACAGGCAACGTGACGATAATGACAACAACCAACCTCCTCCTCCTCCTCCAAAATACAAGGACAAACTAGGTCGGGAATATAACACTCAGGCGGAAGCCAATGCTGCCAATGACCGCATCGATACTCAAAGAGCTCAACTGGCAAATGAATTCACCGATCTCAAAACAGATGATACCTGGGAGCTTAAAAAAGTAGAAGGCCTTCCAACCTATGAAGATCTGCCAGAAAGTGAAGTTAAAACCCAGTTTGATAACCAGATGCTTGTTGCCCAAAAAGAAGGAGCAACTCAGCTGCAGGGTTTTGGTGAAGCCATGTATAAACTTTTGACTGCGGTCGATGAAACAGGGGCATTCACAAACCTGAATCTGACCTGGGATGATTATATTGCTGCCAATGGAGAACCGGCTGGATTTGGAAGATTAAGCGAAACATCAAAGCGATCCCTCTGGGAGCTTCAGAAAGGAAAGGCACAACGCAAAGAAGCATTTGAGTTGACGCCAGCAGAGATCGCAATGTTTGAGCGTGATGCGATAAAGGTAGAAGGAACCGTCGCAGACGCAACGGCATCAACCGTGACCGCTCCAGGTGCTATTGCTGGAGAGACAATCACCTCCGAAGATGTAGATCAGACAACGGTCAAGGATTTCGGATTTGTCGAAGGAACTGATGAAGTTCTTTACGATACAGAATTTGTGGATAAGGTCCGCGGAAAATCCGATCAAGCCTTTGAGATTCTGATTGATACCATCATGGGCCGTCGTCCATCCCAGGCGCAGCAGATGATGACCAGGGAATCAGAAAAACTTCAACGGTCCTTCCTTAGTGCAATCGCAGGGACTGAAGCTGAACCGGAAAAACGAAGACAGCTGCAAAACTTATGGTCGGAGCAAGGCAATGCACTTCTCCGGGATCGAGCTGAACTTCGAAGCCAGGAGGAAGCTGCTGCTCGACAGCAGATGATTCAGCTGATTGAGATCGATGGAGGCCGGGAGGCAAAGCTTGCTCTCGCTGATCTGGAAACGCGGAGACAGACTGCATTTCAAAACGCTGATCTGGATCAGGTTCGAAAAATTACAGATGCCCAAAATAAATTGACTGCAGTTATTGCAGAAGCAGATACCGAGATGAAGGCCAAGATGGCGAATCTATCGGCCCAGCTCGAGGTTGCAAAAAAGAATGGAGATCTTGAGGTTGCCGTCGCCATTGCAGTGATGCAAAAGAATCTTGCCATTGCAACCATCAACGCGGAACTCGCCCTCAAATCCAGGGCTCTTGATGATGGAAATGCCATTGAGAACTACCGTGGAAAACAAGCACTCTATGGCTTGGAGACAAAGATCGATATGGCCGAGATGGAGAAAGATCTCAAGATGATGGGATTCGAGCTAACTCGTGATCTGGCGGAGATGGATGATGCAACGAAACGATACATCGCAGAACTGACAGCAAAATATAAATCAGCTCAAGCAAGAAATGAAGAAACCGGTATGTGGTTGAATATGATTTCAACCGGTATCGCAGCCTATGCAAAGCTCAGTTCCGACGAACGGATGAAGCAGAACATCAGCTCCGGAGATCGGGAGATCGAGCAGTTCCTTGATGCGATTGATGCATATCAATACGAGTATAAGGATCCAAAGGCGATCGGAAGAGACTCTGGACTGCTCATAGGAATCATGGCCCAGGATGCCGAGCGCGGGGGGCCGATGGGGAATGCCATGGTTTCAAATGGACCTCGCGGAAAGCAGCTTGATATGAACCAGGGTCTTGCAGCAGTCATGGCCGCTCAGGCGAATCTGCATAAACGAACGAAGCAGCTCGAAGGGAGGGCGTGATGGCAGAAACTTTTCGGTTTGAAGCTGGCGGCACTGAAAGCCAAAGGCGGATGCTGTATGAGCAGCTTAATCAAAGAAATCTTTTTGATCCTGCCAATGTAGATCGAGACCGGCAGCTCCTGGATGAATTCGGCCCTTGGGAGCAATATTCAGCTCCAGTTGAAACCGTTGAAACAGCTGCTCCGGTTGAAACAGCTGCACCGGTTGCTGAGGGGAACCAGTACATTGATTGGGCTATGGATGACCCGCTTGAAGATGAGCTTATTGAACCATTGGATAAACGACTGCGTCCATCAGAAAAAAGAATCATGGCAACGAAGCCAGATGCTAAGAATCTTGGTCTAGCATCAGATTTCCCAACGCCAAAGGAAATGCAAGCTGGCGCATTGCATTGGGGAAAATTAAGTCAGAAAGAAGATGATTCTGAAAAGACTGAAACATTGATAGCTGCGGAAGAAGCAAAAGAAAAGGTGGAGCTAGAAAATGTAAAGCCTGCTGTCGAAACGATGGAAGACGTCGTGGAAACTGAGGAAGTTGTTGAGGAACCAGGTGCCGTGCCGGTTGATATGAAGCAAACCGAGGGATACCTGGAAGGGAAAAATATCGTCAGCGTATCGGATCCTTATGGTTATGGGCTCGAAACCTATGATGGCGTCATCGATAAATTGATGGAGCTTGAAGATATTTATGGCGGCGACGAATACACCGAAGGATCTTTTGAGTTTTTCGAGACTGAAAAACAGAACTACGTCAATCTCGCCAATGACATAAAGAAGGAAATCGATACATACGAAGACAGCATCAACGCGATCGCTGAAGAAAAACCAGGTCCTGCGATAACCGGAGCAAATAAGTTTTGGGCGGTCATTGCAGCTGCTCTCGGAGCTGGTGCTGCATCCATGACAGGGACGCCAAACTTCGCTCTCCAGATCATCAACAAAACCATCGATGATCACCTGGCAAAATTTAAAGACGACCGGGATTTCCGACAGAAGTCTGCAGAACGGCAGCAGCTGAATCTGATCCAGGAACGCGGCAGGATGCTTCAGTTGGCCCAGAATGCTTCCGACAGTGCGCTGGCATCCTTAAAGAACCGAGCAGCTGTCGAGACTCAGATCGCAACGGTGGAAGGAATCAAAAGCGGGATTGTGGAAGCGCGTGAAAGATCTGATCAGCAGATGGCTATAGCCTTAGAAACTTTAATGGTTAAGCAGTATCAAGCTGTCGCAGATTCTAAAAAAGAATTTGGAGACAAGTATGTCCCAGGCTTGGGAGTGACCTCAATAAAGGATGCTCAGGGGATTAAGGATGCGCTTAAAGATGGAAGAAAAATGATGACTGCTGTTCGCTCAATTGAAGAACTTCGCGAAAGAGCTCTGGCCTTATTTAACAAAGTAGGGACGGCAAATCTTCTTGCTCAATCTGCAGCTGGAATTAAAAAAGCTCAGGGCAAAGATTATATCGAACTAAGGCAGCTCGTTGGATCCCTCTGGGGTGTATATAAGAATGACATAATGAAGGGCGGAGCTGCATTGACGCCGACCGAGAAAGTCATGATCAATCGAGTGATCCCGGAAGAGGATGTATTTACCATCGGACTAGGTGAATTAAAATCTGCACTTGAAACCCTTCCCAATGATTATGAATCACGACTGAAAGGGTTCCAGGATGCAAATCAATTTGTGCCGGTCACTCCAGTGGATTACGGATTCGTTCAGGAAGGTATGCCTCCAAAAGGAATGCCAAGGAAAAATAAAATTCCTAATGCTTCAAATTTTGGTGGAACAGTGAGGAACGCGGGTGGCTAGACTTTACGATTATCAAACTGAATCGGCGGTCAACGTCGATGATTCTCGCGTCGAAGATCTGATTGCATCCGGGAACTATGCATTCATCCAGGGGGATAAAGTCACCTTGGTCGGGGAGGATGATACCCTTTACGATTTCCCTGCTGATAAAGCCTATGCAGCACTTCGAGCAGGCTATCGATATGCTCCGGTTGAGCTGGTTGAAACAGAGGATCTCAAAGCTACGGTCAGTGATTCTCCATTCACTTCGGCAGGCCTGGGAGCTCTCAGGACCATGTCCTTTGGTCTTTCAGATATGGCCCTTCAGAATCTCGGATTTACAGATGAAGAGATTAGGATGCACCGGGAGCTCAATCCGATTGCGACGACAGCTGGAGAACTCGGCGGATTAATTTTTCCTTTTGGCGGGACCTCCCTGGTCGCCAGAGGTGCAGCTCGGGGAGCTCAAAAACTTGTTGGTTCGATTTCCAAAGCAGCTTCCAATAAAAAAGCTTTAAGGACTCTGGCGTCTCCGCTCAACACCCGAGTCGTCAAAGGGGCGGTCGGGGGTGCAGCCGAGGGCGCAGTCGTCGGGGTTCCTTATGCAGTTTCTTCTCAGATCTTGGATGATCCGGAAAGACGTCCCGAGTTCTCAGAACATATCATTGCCGGTGCTGGGTTTGGAGGAATAGCAGGAGGCCTGGTCGGCGGGATCGCGACAGCTCTGAGCAAGGGCGGATCCGCGCTGAAGTTTGCCAGGGACCGCGCATATTATAGAACCCTGGATCCTAAAAAAACCGAGTGGAATAAAATAACCAGGCATGGAAATTATTCTCGGGGAGCAAACGAATTTGGTGCCAAGCTCGCGAATCTTGACAAGAAGGGGATTGTCAAAAATCTCGATGATCCTGAAGCACTTCTGATGCAGCTCGAAGATGATCTGCTTCCATATTATGGAAAGCGGCTTGACGATATTATTACCGACGTTGAGTCAAAGATGGCGAAGTCCGGACAGTATCTGGACGACCTGAAATTTGATCCCGACACAATTGCCGACAGGATGATCCGGGAAATTGTGGATAACCCTCGAGCCATGGGTGCAGGCCTTGTCGATGATGCCGTACAGAATGCGCGGATTAAAAATGCCAGACAAGCCATTGAAGACTTCCGGGATATTGCCTGGAAGAACATGAATCCAATTGCAAAGGCAATTTCTCAGAAGCTAGGGATGAGAGGCAAGACTCTCAATTTTCGAGACTCAGAGGAGCTGAAACGATTCTACCAGCGCGAGCTTGCCAACTTTAAAAAGAACCCGGATAATTTTGCCCATTACGAATCAATGGCGAACATCATTCGGGAGGAATCTGAAAATGCCCTGGCAGCGATCGGGAATCGATTATCCAATACGAAGGGTATCAAATCCGATACCTATGCAAATTTCCTGGAAGCCAAAGACGTTTACGCAACTCTGAAGAATCTCCATTTTTTTGCTCAAGGAGCAGCTGCTCGGCAGGCAAATAATGCACGTCTTCCACTCACTTCATACATCGTCGGAGCAGGCCTGGGAGGCGGCGTTTTCGGTGCAGCTGATTCGGTCCTGACCGGAGGCCTGGGAGCTGCTGCAACCTTCGCAGGAACTGCACTAGCCCGGAAATATATTCGAGACAATGGGGAGCTGCTTTTTGCCAGGACGCTGAACCGGATTTCTGACTACGGCGGGATGCTGAACCTGGCAGATAAATCTCAGAAGGCAATGGATGCAGGAGTATCTTTGATCCTTCGAGGAGGAGCTGCTGCTGGTGTTAAAGTAAAAAATCCAATTCCAGACAGCCCGGAGAAAACCATTGAGGAATTCATTAAGACCAGGAACCAGCTTGATAACCTGAACGGAAATCCCCAGGCACTCTACCCGAGATTCCTGGCGATGCTTCCGGAGGTCGAAGGAGATCAGACTTTGAACCAATCGGTCGCGAACACGATGGCAAACGGAGTCAGCTTCCTGCATTCGAAACTTCCGAAATCAACGACAGCACCATCGGAGCTGGTCTTCAATCCGACTGAGGAGGTTCCACGATTTTCCGAGATCTTGAAATTCAACCGGTACAAAACGATCGTCGATAATCCGAACCTGGTGCTTCCGATGATCGCTCAGGGATCGCTGCAGCCTGAGCACGTCGAAGCCATGCAAGCGGTCTATCCTGCACTCTATCAAGCCCAGATGAAAATGCTTGTGGAGCGCGTCATGACACGCAACCGGAACCTGGATACGGTCGTTCGAAATAGTCTTTCCCGGTTCTTCCAGGCTCGCATGAATGCCTCGCTGCGATACACCAATCAGATGCAGCAGATGTATATGGAAAACGCGGAAAAGCTGGGTCCTTCTTCACGCCAAAGAAAGATGGATGCTCCTGCAATACAGACTCAATTTCAATCAGCGCAAACATTATGAGAATTAATGCTTTAATTATCATCTGGCTTTGGGCTGCACCAGTTTTTGCGGATGTTATGGCTCGGGATCATGAGTCTCAATACCATGGGATATATGAACCACGGTTAAGGCAAATGAACATCCCACCGGAACCTCGCCGGTATTCAGACCAGCAAGACCAAGATCCATCTGAGCAAATACTGGGCGTTTTAATTGACCAGGGGATTGCTGGAGTGGGTTTGATTTTCCTCTCATGGTTCATCTGGAAAACAAACGGACAGGCACGGCAGGATCGACGTGAGCTCGAAGGGCGTTTGATTGCGTTGATCGAAAAAACAAACACGTCTCTGACCGAGCAAAAGTCTGAACTGGAAAATATTGGACGAGAACTGGAGCGGATGCGATGACCCCGAAGCTTGCCGTCCGCGCCCTTTTGACTCTTGTCTTAATGGCAATCTTTTTAACAAACTTGCTGCTCATATTTATGGTTGAAATCCCAGAATCGATGCAAACGATTTCGAGTGTTATTGTGGGCGCATCTGCGACCCAGCTTTCCCAAACGGTTGGCTATTGGTTCGACTCGACCGAAGCCAACGATTCCTCAAATGGAAAAACCTGATGCCTAAATTCATATCCACCATTATCCAGAAACTATCCTCCGAACGCTTTGTCATTAACCTTACCCTGCTCCTCCTTAGTCACCTGGTTCAAAGGACGACTAACCGATTGGACGACCAAGCTCTGGTCTTGGTCCGGAAAGCTCTCGAGGACGAATGATATTTCTCGCCGGGAGTTTCTGGCAGAATCAACAACCATGGTTTTCGGATTTTATATGGCGAATAAATACCTGACAAAAAACTTTACGGTCAACGAACTGAAATGCCGAGGTACCGGGATCTGCGATATGTCTCAATCATTCATGGAGCGGCTGCAGCTGATCCGAGATGACTTCGGGAGACCTCTATTCCCGACCTCGGGTTTTCGTCATCCAGACTACAATGAAACCGTTTCCACGACCGGAAGAACCGGGCCGCATACGACAGGCCATGCGGTCGATATTCAGATCTTTGGAGCTGAAGCTTTGGAGCTGATCAAGATAGCCCAGGCGCATGGGATTACCGGGATCGGTTTCAAGCTGCATGGGCCGAAGAACAAACGCTTCATCCACCTGGATGATTTAACCGGGCCAGCTCGGCCAAATTCATGGAGCTATCTATGACAGGATTGGAAGCAATGATTTTAAAAGAGCTTGTCACTTGGGGAGCCAAAATGGTTTTTGATGCGGTTCAGGATGATGGCAATTCCCTGACCGCCGACCAGGCGAAACAGCATTCTAAGAATGCACTTTCAAACTTGACTGAGGAAGCTAGGAAAGCAATTATTGAAAACTTACCCAGGCATCTGAAATTATGATGCCGCCAGATCAAAGGAACACAATGCCAGGATACCATAGCAAGAAAAGCAGCGGAGGAATGAAGAAGCGACCAATGAGGAAAGCGCGGAAAAAGTAAACGCAAACCCAACGCAAACCCATTGGGGTTGATATTGCTTCAACCCCAGTGTTTTCAACGGTTCGCAGATTATGGGCGGCAGGTTCGAATCCAGTCGCTCCGACCAAATCCCTAATAAAAACAGTACATTAAGAATTTAGTCTTCGCAAACCCACGCAAACCCACGCTCTTTTGCAAACCCATTTGCAAACCCATTTTACGCCGTTTGAAGAATACGCTGCACTCTCAGCAGCTGTTGTTCTGCTTCAGATTTCTCCGTCTTGGTTGAAACTATGACGGCGGGTTCGATCCCTTCCTTACATAAGAATTTCATGACGTCTATCATGGCGTTCTGCTGATCCTGTTTGGAGTATCCGCATACTCTTATAACAAAAGTCCTATCTTTTTTATTTAAGATATTCCATTCAAGTTCGCATCCATGGGATACTCCAATTTTTTTGATGCGATCCATGACTTTTAAATGAAGATCGAAAGATTTTTTGGTGGGACACTTGATGATTTGAGTTTCTCTAAATGCTGTCATTTTGCCCTCCCAAATCAATTTTTCCTATGTACGCTATATTTGCTTTTCTTGTCCATTCAGCACCCAAACATTGACTCCAAATATTGGGAGGGGGGTGCCAAAAATTTGATAATCTCACTTTCAAAACAATATCCATAATTTTCTCCTTTATATATTCCGCCTACATATAAGGCACTTTCTGATTCATTGTTTATTTACCCCAGCAGCATCCTTCAAGAGCTGAATTATTTCAGTCAATGAATCGCGATGCGCCTCAACGAGAGACAAAGTTCGTTTTGTCTCTTTCAGGTCGGATTTTAATTTCGCAACCTCAGCCACTCCACCAGGATCCTCCCCGGTAATAAGCCAATGCGGCGAGACTCTGAGAGTCGTCCAGAATTTCATTAAGATCTCCTGGTCAATCTGCTGCCGACCGGATTCAAGGCGACTGATAACGGATCGGTTTGATCCTATCAATGCCCCAAATTCTTCTTGCTTCATGCTTTTGTCATTCCGGATCTTCTTGATCCGCTTTCCTATTTCCATTTTTAAATCCACGTCCTTTCAATACATATGTTCACAAATAAAGTCAATATGATCATTATTAAGCTTTGCGCTTAGAATCAAGCCATGCTGTTAACTTTTCCAAATCTCCTTCCGTCATTACTAGGTCACTGAAATAATGCATTACGGAGAAATCTGGCTCGCCGTGGGCATATGTTGGGAAGCAAATCCACTCATTATCTGCGCGTGAAAAATAGTAGGTATGCCCATCTTCTTCTCGATGAAAAAAATCAGAATTATGTTTGTTAAAAATATCTGGAGTCATATCAACCTCGGAAAGTTAAGTTAAGAATCGGAAAGTTAAAGGGGGCCGAAGCCCCCGGGGGATCAGATCGCGCCGAATGCGGCGGTCACTCCAGCTTCCGCGGTCCTTGCACCCGCTTCGGCCTGGGAAGGATCGAAGTGAGCGTATCGGGAAACTGATTGAAGGTTCTTGTGTCCAAGAAAATGGGAAACCTGAAACAGGGGGATCCCATCCTGAACTTGCCAGGTCGCTGCCGAGTGGCGGAGGGTATGGAAAACAAGATCGTCGGTTTTGTTTCCAGCACCTTCCTTACGGAGGCCTGCGCGTTTCAGAACCTTATTCCAGGCTTTTTTAATATCCTGGGGGAAGACACGATCTTCAGCTTTGCCACCGGCGAGCTGACGTTCTGCAGCTGCTGCTTTGCGGCTCACTAAAAGCTTCTTCACTGAAGGAAACTGATTCAAATGAATTGGTCTCCGATCAGTTTTATTTTTGAGGCCCTTGGTGATGACCCGCTTCCCGCCGTTTTCATTTTTCTTGTAGATGAAATTCCCATCTTCATCAACGCCTTCGACGACGTTTCTGCGAAGTGCTTGGCTGAGATGAATTATGTCATTATCTAATTCAACTTGATCCCAGGTCAGTCCGTATGCTTCAGACTGACGAACTCCGGTGATCAAAGCAAAGAGAACAAAATCTTTCAGGTCGCGTGATTCTGAAAGGTTTAGCTGCTCGACCAGTGAAGTAAGCTCATCGGATCCGCGAAGCAGAACCTCGGTTCTTTTATTGTCATGCTCGCCTTTGATCTCAGGCCAATCAATCAGCTTGACCGGATTGTTTCCAGGCTTCACCAGCTCAACGCCAAGTTTCTGACCGAAGTTAAAAGCTGAACTCAAAATTGACAGATAATTTCTGACACTCTTATTGGTGAGCTTTTTGTTTCCGGAGGTGCCAACGGAAGGAGCGCGATTGAGCAGATCATTTTTGAACTTTTCAATATGAGTAGCATGAACCTGGTCAACTGGAAGATGCCCGATCTCAGCATCCCAAAGGCCGAGCGCGTATTCATAATCCCGCGCTGATCTCAGTTTGCTGACGTGATCAGTTTTGAAACGTCGGATGAGATTGGAGAGTGGGAGACTGAAACGATCGACGGCAATAGGTTCAGCTGATTTTTTAGAGGCAACCGGCTTTAAATTCTTTTTAGCTTCTTCAATCTTCTGATGAAGCCAAAGCTGCTTGCTTTCCTGCTGCTCAAGCTCGGCGACGGTGCTGATTTTAACAATCTGACCGTTTCTCCAGCTCCCGAATTGAGCGACAATATTCACTTCATCGGCTTGAAGATTTTTGATATCAGCAATTTTATGCTGACGCTTATTTTTAGGAAGCAGGATCCACTCGTCACCTTTAAGATTCCCGCCTTTTTTTACCCAGTTTTTGATGAATTGAGATTTGGTTTTCATTTTTTTCCCTTGATTTTGGGTTCGTCTAAGTGATATCAAGTGATCAAATATCACTCAATATGATTGATATGTACTCATTATATTCGCATTTGTTCGTGAATGTCAAATAAATAATGAAATAAATGAACCAGGACGAAAAAAAAATTGAGGAACGGAAAATCCGAGCTCTGGAAGAAAACACCAGGGAGATGCTCGACCTCAAATTGACGCTGGCTCATTTCACAAAATTGATCGGCCCGGAGCTGGAAAAAACAGATGCCATCAAGGCGGTCCAGAAACGCCGCGATGACTTCGGGAAGAAATATGGGAGTTGTTTTGAAGGGCTTGATTGAAACTGAAGCCGGGATCCAGAAGGCGATCCTTCAATACGGTGCCGTCACCAAAGGCATCGAGATGTTTCGAATGAACGTCATGGGGATTCCAATCCATGGACAGCCGGGAAAGTTTCGACCGGCGGCGGAGAAAGGCATTGCTGACATATATGTTCAGCTGATGGTCATGGGAATCCCGGTTTCATGTTGGCTGGAAGTCAAAGCCAAAAAAGGAAGGCAGCAGGCTTCGCAGAAGGAATTCGAGAAGCGCGTTGAAAACTATTATGTCGTCCGCTCGGTTGATGATGCAGCTGCTGCGATCGACGACGTGAGGAAAAAAACAACGGATAAATTTGCCGTCTTTTCCACGGCATTGAATTCATTAAAGGAGGACCAATGAGCTGGCTCAGATGCGACGACTGCGATGATTATTTTGATGCCAAAGATGGCAACGAATGGCGGGACCTGGGTGGCAGCATCACTTGCTGGAATTGCCTCCAGGATGAAGATGCAAACCGGGACAACGGCGACGATGAGCCGGTCGGTCCTGACAACTACCTCGATGATGAGGAAGCCCTGGCCTCAGCAGGCATGGGCATGGATGAATCCTATGGACACTACGGAGAAGAATCATGAATTACTTATTAATACTACTGATCGTTCAATTATCAGTCTTATTTAAAGACGCGATTGAAAAACTTGGAAAGGAAAATCGATGAGTGAATACGATCCCCAGATGAGATACACCGAACCCGAGACGAAAGTCATTTATAACAACATTCCCTTCAAAGATATGGATTTTTCGGATCCATTCAAGGAGCTCCCGAAGGCATTGAGCGCAGTCAAAAAAGAGATGAACACAACGGTTGCGAAGGATGCAACCAATCCCCATTTCAGGAAAAAATATTCAACCCTCGACGCCTCCCTGGATGCTGCTTCAAAGATACTTGGGAGTCATGGGCTCGCCGTGGTTCAGATGCCGACCGACGATATCCTTTACACCATGATGACCCATTCCTCCGGAGAATATATCCGGTTCGCATACAAGATGGAGATCAAAGAAAAGACTGCTCAAGGCCGGGGATCCGCGCTCACTTATGCCCGCCGGTATTGCTACCAGGCTATGGTCGGATTGGCACCTGGTGACGACGACGATGGTGAAAAAGCCATGGAGCGAAACGAAGAAAAGAAGGAAGAGAAACCCAAATCCACCAGGTCCAAAGCATCCAAGAAACCATCCGAGCAGGCTAAGGATTGGGAAAAGGAAAAGAAGGAAAAAGAGAAACAAGTGAATAAAGAATTCAAGGGCGCGATGAAGGACGCTTTCGAGTTCGATCACAATACAAAAACCGAGGAACTGGTTGAGACTGTTCTGGAAACATTCCCCGGAAGCGAAGTTGTTGAATCCTTCCCAGCAGCGGATCCGCCCGCTGATTACAAACCCGATGGGATCGCCAAGATCCTTGGTCTCCAGATCCCACGGCAGAAGACTGCAGAAAACATCGAAGGACTCTCGGTCAGAGTCACAAAAGAATTCGATGAGAAAAAAATCGATGATGCTGCAAAACAGTATCTGATGAATCTAATTGAGAAGCAAAGAAAGGAACTCAATGCATGACATAAAAGACATAATCGGCCCGGATGGCTGCGACCTGGATTATAAAGGAAGCGACTTCGATCCGCGTGAAGATGATGAAAGTTTTGTTCAAAGGAAAATAGACAGAGGAGTCAATAAAGCCGTCAGAGGGTTTTGGAAGGAGATCGATGCCGAGTCTGAATAAGGTGATGTTGATTGGAAATCTCGGGAGGGACCCCGAGACAAATTATACGCAAGGCGGAGATTCTGTCTGCAATTTCTCGGTAGCCACAACGGACAAATGGACCAACAAAAACGGCGATGCTCAGGAGCGAACCGAGTGGCATGATTGCGTCATCTTCGGGAAAACTGCAGATCTGATGATGGAATATTGTAAAGCTGGGACGCTGCTCTACGTCGAAGGAGCTCTGCAGACTCGCAACTATGAAGACCGGGAAACCGGGGAGAAGAAATATAAGACCGAGATTAAGGCATTCAAAGTCAACTGGTTGCACAACGTCAAAAGGATGGAAGATCACGAATAAAATCAGCTCAGGGCAAACCAGGTTGGGCCGCTCCTTAGACTGCCATCCCTTGACAGTCACCAGGCCCTGAATCTTCCCCTGCTAAGGATCAGCGTCGGTTTATCATATGGGCCGGGATCCTCCCTGAGCATCATTTAATCGAGAAGCAAAATGATTAAAGAACAAATTAAATTAAAAGGGGTAACGCCGCTGCTCATGTCGAGCGAACGGTGCGCGAATCCGATCGATCCTTTGTCTAAACAGATCAAGGAACTGACGGGCAAAAGAAAGAAAACCGACGAAGATCTTGAGCAGATCGCCCGCCTCGAGTGGGAGGGTCAGCTCTACATGAATGAAGAAGGTCCGGTGATACCTGGTGAGAACGTCGAGGCGATGATTCGAGACGGTGCCAAGTTCGTCCGCATGGGCCGAAACATTCAGCGAGGTCTCCAGGTCGTTGAGCAGAAAATCAAACTGGAATATTCCGGTCCTCGGGATATCGAAGGATTGTGGAAGCAGCGTGATAAATTTTCAGATATGAGATCGGTCGTTCTCCAGAAGAAAAGAATCATGCGGTGCCGCCCGATCTTCCACGAGTGGGCGATCTCGTTCACGATCCTCGCCAGTGATGAGCTCCTCAACATGAATGACGTTATGGGCTACATCAAAACCGCTGGGGATTTTGTCGGAATCTGCGATTACCGTCCAAGGTATGGACGTTTTGAAATAGTGAACTGAGTGACCATGGCACGGTAGTGCTAGGCGATTCGCCGCGCTGCCTAGCTGGGCCGCGCAATGCTCGTCTGGGCCAGGCTACGGCAAGACTCGACTAAGCAAGGAAAACATTTTCAAAGATTGACCATGACCGGGCTCGGCGGGTCTCGTCCGGGCTTTGCTTGACACTGCAAGACAAGACTAAGCAAGGAAACAATGAATGAAACAGATGAAATGATGCAGCTCTTCCCGGCATGGAGAGAAGCTGCGAAGAAGTTCCTCGAGGAGGAATTTAGTGCTGACGATATCATTGAACACTCATGGTTTTTTGAAGCCCTGGGATTGGAGCAGCCTCTCGATGATATGCCGAAACATAAGTTCGACACGATCCAGCTCGCATACATGGCGAACATGGAAGCGTTAAAGGAATATCTCCTCCAGGAAGAAAAGATATGTTTGATCTCAGAGTGGGGCATTGGATACCGGATCCTGCAGCCTCAGAAACAAGCAGAATATGCTGAGAAAACTCTGCATACCAAACTTCAAAAGAGCATGAGAAAGGCGGTCTCCCGATTAGTGAACACCTCCATGGAGAAACTAGACGTCCGGGAACGCCAAGACCATGCAGATACGATGGCCCGAGTGGCAGGCCTCCGCGTCCTGCTTCGAGGGGAAAGGAGAAAGTTACCGAGTCCAGGCTAGGCCGGGATGGGCTTGGCGAAGCGGGTCACTGCACGACTTGACAATGCCATGCGACGCGCCGCTTGACGCTGCGAGACTATGCCTGACGAGGCCGGACGAGGCAAAGCAAGGAATCAAAAGATTTAAACTCAAGGCGATGCATGACTAGGCCGAGCGCGACATGACAACTCGGGGCCAGGCAACGCCTGACAAGGCAAGGAAATAAACGGATTTTAAATCGAGGCAAGCTTCGGCCTGACTAGGCTATGCGGGACCATGCTTGTCAAGGCAAGGATTAAACGGAGCCCGGCGAGGCTTTTCATAGCGATGCTGGTCAAGGCTACGCTGGTCATAGCAAGGCAAGGAAACACCAACCAAAGGAACCAATGACAAAATATTCACCAGAAAGTAAACGCAAAGAAGCAAATATGAAATCCCTCGAGGCGATCGCTGCAGCTCTGACTGCAACCTCTGACGGCAAGGGTCACCCGATCCTTCCGGAGCAGGGGAAGCAGTTCAACCTAGCGGAGCTGGTCATGCAGCAGAATGCACTTCTGATGACCATGGCGACTGAGCTTGCGGAAATCGACAACAAATTAGAGCAATTGGGGAGCTTGGGATATCTTGAAAAGTAAAGCCAGGAGGAACGAGAAAAGCAAAGTCAGGCTGGGCGTTGAGGCACCGGACAGCTGGTTGACGCCGATCCGCTGGTTAGAACACCAAACCGTTCCCTATTCATGCACCTGGTATTTATTCCGTTGCCGATGCGGGAATGAAAAAAGACTTCGGTACGCTGCTGTTTACAATGCCACCGGCAAACATAAAACCAGGTCATGCGGATGCCTGCTGGTTAAAAGAAACAAGGAGCATCCTAAGATTGGATTCAAGCCTGGGAATATTCCATGGCATAAAGGCAAGAAGGTCGGAGGTGAACGCCTTGGACGAAACGGCGGCGGATGGAACAAAGGCAAGATCCGACATGATCATCCAGATGGAACCTGGGAATGGATCGACGTTGTAGCTGAACTGCCACCGGATACCGGAGGCGAATCCTTACCTGGAGAAAGACCAAGATGAAATATGGAAAATATGGTGACGAGTTTCTGAACCTGGTGATTGAAATGCGGAAAGCTCAGACGCGCTGCAAATTCGGCAGAGCTCCATCATTCTACAAGCTTAGGGATGCTGCAGAAAAAAAGGTCGATGATTACCTGGGCATTATAGAGTCCCGGGAGAAAGAGAAACCTGAAGCATGAAGAAGACGCCATCGGAAGGCTGGATTCTTTACCATCGTGAATCGAGAAACCATCACCTCAGGTCAAATATGCTGGTCTGGAACTATTGGATGCATTGCCTCGAAGAGGTCGCCTGGAAGGATCATACGACGTACTGGAAAGGACGAGAATATATGCTCAAACGAGGATCATTCATCACCTCGATCGAGAAGGATTGCATGAAGCTGAACCTATCGATTTCGAACGTCAGAACCGCTCGGAAGACTTTGGAGGCCTGTAAGATGGTTTGCATACAAACCGACAAAGCAGGGACCCTCATTGAGGTCACTAATTTCAACGAATGGCAGGATTGGGAAACGATCAAGCGCATACTGATCGACAAAGCATCGACAAAGGAGCCACAAGATAGCCACAAGATAGCCACAAGATACCCGCATATACAGAATAAAGGTAATAAAGGCAAAAACGACAATAATTTAAGCGCGGACGCGCATGAAAATGAAAATGGTTGTGGAGTTGATAATTTTGGCCTCTACAAACTCTATGTCAAAGATGGATGCCCAGATATCTCAAACGACGATATCAAAGACTCATGGCGGCTCGGGCTCCATTACACTGAAGCCGTCGAATTGTTTTCAACGGAGAACCCATGAACCAGAAATATTTTAAGATCCCGGAAGCTGTTCAGCATTTAGCCCTTCGAGGTTATCCGCTCACCGCAAGAACCCTCAGAGATTACTGCAGACGAAAAAAGCTGCGGTTTTCAAAACCAGGCAAGGAATATATTTTCACCGAACAGCAGCTCGAAGATTTTCTCGCTGGGAAATTTAGCGAGATCAGCGAAAAGAACCCGGTGCAAATAAATGTTTGACTTCTGAGAATTCTTTCCAGATATTGATCGCCATGATCAATCTCAAGCCAATGAGGAACTATGCCACATGGTCCTGGAACTTACGGAAAGAAACGAGGGAGACCTCCGAAGAAGAAAAAGAAGTGACTTGGGTTTATGCCTCAGCCTGAATTCAAGATCACCAAGTCAGTCATCAATCGGATTGAGCACCACGCAAAGCTAGGGCTCACTCAGGAACAGATCGCTGCGATCCTCGGCATTGCCGCCACGACACTCAGCGAGAAGAAACAGAACCATCCTGAGATTCAGGAAGCTATAACACGCGGGCGCGCAAAGACTGTTGGGGCGCTGAGTTCCTCCCTCCTGGAGGCCTCAGAAAAGGGCAGCGTCCAAGCCCAGATCTTCGCGCTCAAGAACCTCAGCCCCGAATCCTGGTCCGAGCGGCAGCAGCCACTGGTTAACGTGAACCTGGGCAGGCTCTCCGACTCGCAGCTGCTCGACGAGATTCGACAGGATCCTGCCATGACCAACGCGCTCGGTGGATTTCTCGAGCAGGACGCAAACCCAAACGCAAACTCATAAGCCATGATCGTCGCGAGCCCAGCAATTGCAATGGTTCCCGAGACACGGTCGCTGGTAATTAACCAGCAACCCGGGGCAGAGCTACTGATCAGACCGCTGGAGCTGGGCGGCAGGGAGACAGGCTTCGTCTTGGATAGTTGGAACAGAGCCGTAGCCAGGGAGCCGATCTGGTCTTTAGGTATCCGATCAAAGATAACTAATGTTAGATCTGATATATCAGTAAAGGATAAGAGGGAGGAAACGCTGACAAGGGGGGTCATCCCCACCCCCATACCCCCATCCCTATCCCTGTACTACCACGACATAATCCTCAAAAAAATCCTAACGAATTGTACGCTTTTAGTCGCGTGTGACCCTGAAGACACGGACGTGATCTGGGGCTATGTTGCCTTCGACCAGGTGGATCCGGTGCTGCACTTCGTCTATGTGAAGGGAGCATTCCGGAGGATGGGCATTGGAACCAGGTTGATGGAAGAAGCATTTGATCGCTGCAATGGTAGTTGGTCTCAGATCGCGAATCACCCAGTGGTCGTGAGCCATCGAACGGAGAGTCTGTTCAAGGCATGGCCGAATGTGAAATGGAGGTGGAACCCTTATCGGATGATGATATGAAACTTGAAAACATTGATTTGATCAAAGGCGTCCAGGTGCCGCTGCATGGAGTAGCAGTGCGTCTCCGGGATGATGTAAATACCAAACTTGAGCTGGAAGATGATGGATCGGTGACGGTCTCGATTCATGATGGCAAGAAGACGGTTTTAAAAGTGATCACTGCTGCGAATGTTGCGTGTTATGAGACGGCAGAAGCAGCGCGGATGGCAAAGGAAATGGATGGCCGGTCAGCCGAAAAAAAGAGCAAGACGAGCGGATCTTCAGTGGAGCAAGGAGCAAAGGGCTCTAGCGGAAGAGGCCGTAAGAAGGATAAGAGCTCGTAAGGAGAAGCAGCAGCAGCTGGAGCTGGTTCTCGGTCAGATGATCGGGAGCTTGCATGAGAATCAGCTGAAGTTTTTCCATAGCGATGCCAAAAAGCGCGTAGCGAGGTGTTCGCGTCGTGCAGGCAAGACTCATTTGAGCGCGATCGGTTTGATCGATGCAGCAGTCCGGACGCCGGGGATCCTGGTTCCATACATCACGTTAAGTATCAAAAATGCGAGAAGGATTTTATGGTCAACATTGAGGGAGCTCGAACGCCAGTGGGCAATGGGCATGGAGTTTCTGGAAAACCAGTTGACGGTGAAGTTGCCGAATGGCAGTCAGATTATTTTGGGAGGTTGTCAGGATCCTGGAGAAGTAGACAAATTTCGTGGACCGGCTTATTCCAGGGTGATCATCGATGAAGCTCAATCAATCAAGACTTCGATTCTTGAGACTCTTGTCAACGACGTCCTCGAAGCAGCTCTCTTGGACCATGATGGAGAGTTGTGGTTGTGTGGAACGCCGTCTGCTACTTGCTCGGGTTATTTCTACGACGCGGACCAACTCAAGCGATCTCCCTTCGAGTCCCACTATTGGACCCTCCTGGAGAATCCGCATCTGCCAGGGGCTAAGGCATGGCTGGAGCGAGCTATCGAGGAGAATGGCTGGGATGATGAAAATCCGACCTACCGTCGAGAATATTTAGGAGAGTGGACCCGGGATGAAAACACGCTGGTATATCGATTTTCCAGAAAGAGAAATCTGGTCGATGAATTACCCGATGAGACCTGGCAGACTGCCCTCGGGATTGACCTGGGGTTCGTGGACAGCACGGCGTTCATCGTGGTCGCGTGGAGTGAGGATGTAGCAGAGACGTATGTGATCCATGCCGAAAAGCACCAGGGATACACGTCGGATGATATTGCGAGGAAAGTGCATCAGCTCGATGCAGAATACAATTTTGATCGAATGTGCGCGGACACTGGTGCCTTGGGCAAGATGATCATCGAAGAAATCAACAAGAGGTATTCGCTTTCCATCACTCCTGCAGAAAAATCCAAAAAATATGACCATATCGAGCTCCTCAACTCAGACTTTAAGAAGGGGAAATTTCTCATTGTGGATAATCCAGAAACTCGCTGCCTTGTGGACGAACTGGAGCTGCTGGAATGGGACCCGATGGAGCGTCAGAAGGGCAAGTATATTGAGAGATCAGACTGCGAGAATCACGCGGCAGATGCGATGTTGTATGTATGGCGTGAGAGCTTGGGTTATCTCCATACACCAGAGTCGGAAGCAATCAAATTCAACTCCCCGGAATGGTTTAGAGCTGAGGAGAAGCGTATGGAGGAGAGTGCATTGGCATTGGTGGGAGATCAAGACGTGCCTTGGTGGGAAACTTCGGGGAATGATCCGGTAATGGGAGGATACTGATGGCAGAAAAGAAAAAATCCAAAGAAGACATTTACCAGAAAGGCGTCGGAGACGTCTATAAGGCGATTCCGTCAACAATTTTGGGAGCTCCAGTGGATTGGACGGAGCTTGCAGCCAAGGGAGCGTACTATGGAACCGGCAGAGAGCCCTATGCATCACGATTTAAGCGGACGAAACCTACTGTTCAAACCCGGGAAGAGCAGGAAAGGGAGGAACCAATCTTTCAGCCTGATGTAATTCCCGGATCTTCGCCGTATTTGTACGAATTATTAGGAGGAGACCCTTCCAGTGCAGAATTTATCGGCGGATCGTTGCTCGCAGGAGACCTTCCTTACTCAAAAATGGCAGGAGCTGCCACCGGAGTCATGGCATTGGGCTCGTTGGGGATCCCTTTAAAGAAAAGAATCGCGAGTGCCAACCGTTTACTGAAAAAAGGTGCCTCAGAAGACGAAATTTTGAAAAAAACCGGCCTGGTTGCAGCAGATACAAAAACCGGGTGGCGTCAACCTCCGGAAACACTGTCGTTGCGGACCTATGGAGGCGGAAAGACCCAGCTTCCGCGTGAATTGCAGAAGCAGCTCATGGAATCGGAAGCATTATCGACACTTCGGATGTATTTAACCGAGGAGGAGCTCCAAGCATTGACGCCTGAGACGATTATGGCAATGGAGCAGATGATACAGACCGGAAAAACTAGAACCGGAAAGCCGATCACGATCACCCATGGTAAGGATGCAGTTCCAAGACTCGACCAGGAGGAGATCGGAGCAATGGCATTTGCTGGGAGGCACAAAAAAGGATGGTATAAGCACTCGGCGCAGCAGCTCCGGAACGTGTTTCAGGATGATACGGAGCGGTTTATAGGATTATTGGCAGCAACAAGTCCTCAGACCTCCGTTGAAATGAATATGGAGAATGCACTCAGGATCTGGAAAAACTGGGATGCAGCAGGACGTCCGACCGACAAGGCTGAAATTAAAAAAATCATGGGTCAGAGTGTCGTCGGGAAGGGAACTGAGGAATCAGTGATGGATGCCTGGGTGAATAATTCGATCGAGGCCTTGACCGCGGAAGAACCAACCGAGATTGTGCTCTCGGGGCCGAAGGCAAACAGCTTCATGAAAAATCTCCTCGAGGGATATGATGAAGTAACAAATGATACCTGGATGGGCCGAGCCTACAACGTCCTCCAGGATGTTTTCGGAGGCAAGGCGACAGCTGCAACGGAAGGCAAAGGCGGAAAAGGACCTGGTTATCTGCTCAGTAATGCTGCAACCCGGCGAGCAGCTGCTTTCCTGGAAAAGAAAACTGGTCAGAAGTGGACTGCAGCAGAGGTGCAGGAAACGGTTTGGAGTTATACAAAGGCGATCTATGAAAAGCGTCGTAAGGGACCAGGAACCCAGAAATCGATGCAGGAACTCTCGCAGGATATTACTGCTGAAGACATAGCAGAAGTTGTTGACTTTGCTAGTCTGATGAGTGATCCTAAGTATTCGAATATTCTTAAAGGTACGCGATATGAAGAACGACTCAGCAGCATCACCCCATTTCAGTCAGAAGCAGAAATTGGGGATCTATCACCTTACCGAGGGTTCGAACCCGCTTTTAAGCGAGCTCTTGGAGGATTCGAAGATCAGTTCCGAGAAACAGATGCAACCAGGTTCATCAAAACGATCCGGGACAAAGTCAACCGGTCAGTGGTCGCAAGCCGAGATGGATCTAGCAAGGTCAACCGGCCTTTCACCGGAACAAGCGAGCGCAATCCTGGACGAAGCCTAAAAGGCCTCGGCAAGGTTACCCGATTCAATCTCTCAGACGCTGATCAGAAGCGTCTGAACTCTCTAGGTTATTCCACTCCAGATTTCTACGAGCTTCCACAAACCCCGGAAGCAGCCCTCCGTTTTCAAGAATCCATAATTGAATCAAAAAATGCCAGTACCTATGGTGCCGCGGTTTATGTTTATGAACCGGAGGAATACCAGGGGATGCGAATGTTCCTTTCCAAGGATGGGACAACTGGCTTTGCAATTAAGGATGATGATGTTGTTTCGGTATTTAACAAAAAGGGTGGACCACATAAAGGAACAACGGTTTCAGCACTAATGCTTGCCGTGCAGGAAGGCGGCAGGAAGCTTGATGCTTTTGATAGTGCGCTTCCGCATATCTATTCAAAAGTTGGGTTTCGCATTTCATCAAGGACCGCATGGAATGATGAATTTGCGCCTCCAGAATGGGATAAAGAACTTTATGGAGATTGGAACCAGGGTGAGCCCGACGTTGTTTTTATGCACTACGATCCACAATCAACTGAAGTTTATGAGCAGATGGCGGGGACATATGATCCTACAGATGCGGAGCGAAACGCGCTGCTGCGGGATGAGTATGACGCCGCCGTAGATCTGCAGACTCAGAACATTATCGAAGCAGATACTAGGTTTACCAAACAGGGACCAAAGGCACCTTGGCAAGTCAAGGAAAGAAGCATCGTTCCAATAGAAAATTATGAACAAAACTTGAGTTCCCGCGCCGCGGGCCGTGCAGCCTATGCTCAATAAAAAATTAAATCCCGACCAGGTGAAAGACCTGGTTCTGTATCTTTCCGACAAAGGCGTCGCCCGCTTCAAAGGCCTCGACCTGGAGATTGATTTCTACAACTCCGCACAAATGGATCCTGTCATGAAGATGATGGATGAGCAGAAACCGGATCTCTCCGACTCGGAGCTCCGCAACTTTTATGAATCGAGGCGAATATGAGCAAATTCTGGTGGCAGGAACCTGAAGGCGAGGATCTCGCAAACGCGGTCACCGATACCGTCAACAAGATGATCCAGGATCATTCGTACCGGTACAATCTCAACATGGATATGCTCCGGATGTATACCGGGAGGGACTATGAAGCCCTTGATCGCTATGATCCTTCGAACCGTGGAACAATGCCTTTCGGGGAAGACTACCGAATGCGCTTGAACGTGATCGGCAGCTGCGTCGATACCCTGGTTTCTCGGATTGGAAAATCCCGGCCTCGGCCCATGTATCTGACGAAGCGCGGAGATTATAACCTCAGACAAAGAGCTCTTCGGCTTACGGATCTGATGGAAGGGGTTTTCCATAATGCAAAGGTCTATGAACATATGACCAGGGTCTTCCAGGATTCACTGATCTTCGATATTGGAGCCCTGAAGATTGGACGTCATGGATCAGATATCTGGGTGGAGCGCGTGTTCCCTTCGGAGCTCTACTGGGATCTAAATGCAGCCATGTTCGACCGGCCTCCTTCCCTGCACCAGGTGAAGCAGATTCCAATGGAATCATTGATCCAGATGTATCCTGAGAAGGCAGAAGATATAGAATACTATGCAGTTCATTCTGAGGAATACAAAAGCCGTCAGGGAGCAGATGCAGACATGATCCAGGTTGTGGAGAGCTGGCACCTACCGTCGATCGACGATGCCGACGATGGTCTCCATGTTATGACCATGGATGGGCTGCAGCTGGATGCAGAATCCTGGAACTATGATCGCTATCCTTTTGTTTTCCTCAAATGGGGAGATGCCGGGGTAGGCTTTGCAGGAGTTTCCCTGGCAGAGCAGCTCAAGAATATTCAGTTTGAGATTAACAAGCTGGCACTGAGGATCCAGCAGGCCATGCACCTTTTATCGGTGCCTTGGATCTTCGTCCAGGCGGGTTCCCGCGTAGTTGATACGGCACTACGGAACCAGGTCGGTTCCATAGTCAATTATGTTGGGAATCCTCCAACCTCCTACACGCCGACCGCCATGCACCCGGAGGTCTATGCTCACCTCGATCGATTGTATCAGCTCGCATACCAGCAGAGTGGTCTTTCCGAGATGAGTGCAACCGGGCGGAAGCCTGCAGGCCTGGAATCCGGTGCAGCTCTCCGGACCTTCCATGATATTGAATCCGAGCGTTTTATGCACCAGGGTCAGAAATACGAGCAGGCCTTTATGGAGGTTGCCGAGTGGTGCATGGATCTGGGCCAGGAAATTGTCCAGGAGTTTGGCAAGTGGCCGGTCAAGGGCATCAAGGACAATGCACTCTTTAAGCTGGATTTCAAGGATCTGAATATGGCCGAGGAAGATTTCACGCTGCAACCGTATCCGGTCAGCCTTCTTCCAAGCACCCCGGCAGGACGTCTCTCGGCAGTCACCGAGCTGATCAATACCGGAGTGATCACCGATCCTGCTCATATCGTGAGGCTGCTCGAGTTTCCAGACATGGAAGCCCTCACTGGATTATACAGAACCTTCGAGCGTGATATGGAGTGGAGGATATCCGAGATCGTCGAATTCGGCAGATACCATCAACCAGAACCGGTGATGAATCTGAAGTTTGCATCGGAGCGGATGGCGCAGGCCTTCCTCGAAGGGCAGCAGGATGGTCTTGAAACCGAGAAACTGAATCTCATGAATGATTTTATTGCCGACTGTCAAGCTCTCCTGGCAGGGGAACAGCAGACTCCGGAAGGAGCAGCTCCAGCGGGTGAGGCCCCCGCGGGACCCCCGGAGGATATGATGGCAGCATTAACCGGAGCCGCGGCACCGGCACCAGGTCCTGAAGGTCCTCCCATGGGGATCCCAGCAGGAGTCCCCCCGGTCCCGGCAGAACCTGAACCCCTACCCGCATAATGGCAGAAGCACAATCAACTGAAGAAATTATTGAAGACGCTCAGATAGCACAATGGGCCGAAGCACATATCCCTCAGGAAGATGCTGCAGAGCAGCTCGAGGACGTTGAAGAAGTCCAGGTAAGCGAAGAAGAATATGCAGCAGAAGATGAACCTGAAGAAGTAGAAGCAGAAGCACCAGAGGAAGAAAAAGAGACCAGAGTCTCCAGAAATTTTGCAAGGATGAAGCAGCGGGAGCGCGAGCTTCAGAAGCAGCAGCGAGAAATCCACAAGGAACGTGAAGCCCTTCGACCGTTTAAGGAAGCCCAGCAAGCATCTGAATCTGGGAATATGTTGGGAGCTCTTGAGAAGGTCGGCTGGAATTACCAGGCGGCAACCGACCAGGTTTTAAATGATGGCAAAATACCTGGAGCACAACCGGAAGCAGAACCCGCTCCCGAGCTGAAGGAAAAATTGAACCAGCTCGACCAGTATGTGAAGAAAGAAAAGATGGATCGGTATGTTGGAGCAATAAAAGATATCGTTGACGGTGATGAAAATTATGGATTAATACGATCAAAATGGGCCGAAACCGTACCTATGCTCATACAGATGCAGGAAATCAGTATGCGTGAAAATAATACGGTGATGGAACCAGAAGAATTGCTTGACAAAGCAGAAGCGTATTATGAAAATCTGATTCAGACGGCACTCTCTTCAGAGAAAGGCCGTAAGCTTTTTAGCCAGATTGAGGCTGGCGATGATACCCCCCAGGATAGTCCCTCAAAGATTCCGCAAAGGACACGATCGCGGACGTTAAGAAATCAAGTTTCTCGTCCGAAGCCGAAGACCTCTAAGAAAGGTCCGTTGACTGAACGCGAACAACTCGAAGCAGCTATCGCAGCAGTCGATTGGAATTAGGCTCGGATTAACGTCCTTTATGGAGTTTTTCCATGGCAGCAGCCACCACTTTGACCAAGTGGGATGCCGTCTTAAAGCAGTATTATACGAATAAAAAGGTTGAGGATCTGGTATACGATTCCCATCCGCTGTTCGAATTAATACCAAAAGACGAATCCTTCAAAGGTCGTAATATGCCGATCCCATTGATCTATGGGCATCCTCAAGGCATCAGTAATACTTTTGCAACTGCACAAACAAACGCCAGTGCTTCCAGCATTGACGATTTCCTGTTAACCAGGACCACCAAATATGGTGTAGCAACTTTATCGGGCGAAGCCGTCGCTGCCTCAGAAGGTGACCGCTTTAGTTTCCTCTCAGCTGCATCGACGGAAATTAACAATACGATCAAGTCAGTAGGTGCTGCGATCGCCCGCGATCTTTATCGCGACGGTTCAGGTGCCATTGGTCAGATTGCGTCCACGACGACAATCGGATCTACGGCTTGTGACTTGGAAGTTCCAGAATCGGTATTCAACTTTGAAGTTGGAATGAAACTCGATCTGAATCCGAATAAGACCGGAAACAGTGGAACTCTCCGATCAAACAATACAACCATCGCAGCTGTCGATCGTTCCAAGTATACACCTGGATCCACCGATCAGCTGACCGCGACCGCGAACTGGAATGCCAACTCTGGTGCAGTCGGCGACTACATTTATGTCGAAGGCGACTATGACACGGCAGTCAAAGGTCTTGAGGCCTGGATCCCAGCGACGACTCCTGGAAGCGCAGCTTTCTTCGGCGTCGATCGTTCCGTTGATCCAACCAGGTTGGGCGGACAAAGGTATGATGGATCTTCGGATACCATTGTCGAAGCACTCATTGCCGGTGCTGCTCTTTGCGCTCGCGAGGGAGGATCCCCCGACTACGTCATGATTCCCTTCGAGGAATTCGTGAAGTTGGAAAAGAGCCTCAACGCCCAAGTTCAGCGCGAGGTAAAGCAATCCGATTCCATTAGTGGATATCGATCCCTGGAAATGTATGCTCCGCATGGCACCATGAAAGTGGTCCCGGACAAAGATTGTCCTGCTGGAAAAGCATACATCTTAACCATGAACAGTCTCGTTTTAGCTTCCATTGGACCAGCAGTTCAGCTGACCCAGTTGGATGGAAACAGGACTCTTCGCATGAACAGCGCAGATGGGATAGAAGTGAGAATTCATAGCTACCTACAGATGGGCTGCAGAGCTCCTGGGTTCAATTGTGTTGTGACCTTACCTTCTTAATAGGAGGGGATCATGGCTAATCGAATCTTTCATGATGTTCAGGCATTAAACCCTGGCATAAAGATTGTCGCAGGGCGTTTTAAGCCTAATGGTTCAAGCGCGATCGATAACACGGCGAACCTTGGGAACGGTTTTACCGTTGAACGAACTGGAACTGGAACTTACACCGTCACTCTTGATGATGTATATCCAGGATACATTTCGGCCCAGTGTTCGCTGCAGCACAATGGTGCTGGAGACAAAAAACTGCACTTCGGCGCAATTGATGTTTCCAGTGCGAAGACCATCGTTATTTATAACATCGAGGGATCTTCTGCTGCCGATCTAGCCGCTCATGCGAATAATCATGTCCATTTCGTTTTGTTTCTCCGAAACACGTCTCTGACGCAATAGGAGGAACATGAAGAAAGGACTCGACGACGCCTTAATGGTTTCGATCGGATCCATGGAACCCAAAGGGGGGCGGATGCCCCCCGATGAGGGATACATGGAAGACGAGGAAATGATTGAGGAAGGACCAATGGAATATTCCGAGGATCAGCATATGATGGCAGAGGAGCTCAGTGCAGCACTCTCTTCCGGAGATTCTCAGGCTATTCTGGAAGCGTTTCATGGGATCCAGATGAGCTACTGATGACAGACTTCGTCTCTCTTTCAGATCTCAGGACCCTGGTACGGCAGCGAGCTGACCAGGAGAACTCGCAATTCGTTACAGACCAGGAGCTCCGCCAATACATCAATCGATCGTATTGTGAGCTCTATGACCTACTCATCACGAATGCGAACTCCGAGGATTATTTCCTAAATTCCTCAACGGTTACGCTCGTTTCCGGGACCCAAACCTACGATCTGCCAGCTGACTTTTATAAGCTGCGCGGCGTCGATCTTAACATGGGATCCGATACTTTCCCGCTGAGAAGATACAACTTTCCCCAGCGTGATGTAGGTTCCCGGTACTCGGTTCCATACCGGTATCGATATCATATCCAGGGATCCTCCCTGCGACTTACACCCAGCCCTTCAACAAATGACACGTTGACGGTCTGGTATATTCCAAGCCCGAAAAAATTCATTGAAAAAACCGTAACGGCGATCACCCGCGGAACCTCGACCATGTGGACCGTCGGGAAGAACCATGGTTTTGTTGTTGGGGATACGATCACCGGCACCGGTTTCATCGATGCCACCAATTACGATGTTGATCAGACTGTTTCTGCTGTAGGTGCAGCCACCGTGACAACGGATCTGGACAGCAGCGGACTCGCGGATCCGACGACCTTCGGAAACATCGAATCTCGTTTTGATTTCTACAGCGGATGGGATGAATACATTATTTGCGGAGCTGCAATCGACTGCATGGTGAAGGAGGAATCTGATCCAAGTGCATTAATGAAGATGAAGGAAGAAACAAAAATAAGGATTCTCTCAGTCTCTGATAACCGGGACCTGGGCGAACCGGCGACGGTTACCGATATGGCGGTCTATTACACCGATCCTGGATCTTACACCTGGTATTCATAGGAGGCTCATGCCGAATCAAACTTTTAAAAATAATCAAAGCTACATGGCAGCAACGACACTGGCCTCCGACGTCACTGGAGACACGATCGATGCTTCAGGGATGAACAGTTGCTCGTTTACTTGCGTGAACAGCAATACTGGTTCGCCTAATGGAAATATTTTTATCCAGGTTTCCAATGATGAATCTGAATGGGTCAATACAACTGCAACCGCGGCGATCAATGCAGCAGAAACTAATCTTTTGGAGCTCAGTGCTTTACCGGCCAGGTTCGTCCGGATTAAGTATGTGGCAAGCTCGGGAGGAACTGATGCAACGCTCAACGTGGCGTTTACCATGAAGTCATGAGCCGGGTAAATTTTACTGAAATTCAGACAACTGATGAAACAACGAACCGACTCCAGAAAAACATCCATACAGCACTCAGGCCGCTGCTGCAGCTGCCCTTCGCTGATGGGGTTCATAAAACAGATCAAGCCATCGGGACCGGTGATACGATCGTGGATCATGGCCTTGGGCGTAACTATGTCGGCTATATCATAACGAAGCAGAATGCAGATACTTCAATCTATGTTTCAACAACGACAAACAGTTTTGAAGACCGGCAAATCATTTTGAAAGCAGGCGCGTCAGTGACCGCCGATATATTCTTTTTTTGATATGAGCACCAACATAACAGGCATTGTCAAAAGCACCGTTTCGGTTACACCAGGACCGGATTGGGCGACGAATCTGAACACGTCCCTGGACGCCATCGATGCCCATGATCATACCTCGAACAAGGGCGTCAGGATTGTTCCTGCTGCAATCAATATTAATGCATCTCTGGAATTTAATTCAAACAATGCGCTTGAGCTGAAACAAGTCCAGTTTGATAACCAGGGAAGCCAACCGACCGATCAAAGCAGAGCTCTGTATGCCTACGGTGGAGAGCTTTATTATCGAGATTCTTCTGGTAACCAGGTGCAGATGACCAATAGCGGATCTATTGCATCAACTGGAGGATTCGTTAATTTAGTGGCCCCAGCTTCTGCAGTCTATGTCCCAGGATCGGATCTTTTCCAGTTATGGCATAACCAGGGGGGATCCGAATACGGCAAGCTCGCCATCAGTGATATGTTCATATACAAATATTCAGATGATGGAAGTGGGACCTCGGACAAGGTAGAACTGAAATATACGGCAACCGGATCCAGTTCTGCACTGACCCTCCCAAATGAAACCGGGACCTTGCTTTCGACAGCAACAAGCTACGCGGGAGGAAACCTTTCCATCACGGCATCTGCTGGTCAGATCGATCTCAGTGCTTCATCGACGCTTGATCTCGCGACCTCTGCAGGAAATTCAAATATCACTCTCAGCCCTCATGGAACTGGTGAAATCGTCGTCGGAAATGGAGGTGCATCCGGGAAGATTTCCAGCTCAGGAAACTTTGATCTCGTCCTGGAAACCGGTAACTCGACAACTGGAAACATCACTCTGACTGATGGTGCAGATGGCGATATCACACTGACGCCAAACGGCACTGGAGTTGTTGCAGTAGGGACCAAACTCAAGGTCACAGGAAATGAAATCCTGGCATCAGATGGTGGAACTGCGATTACGATGGACACCAGCGACAATGTCACAATTGGAGGCGATTTGACGGTAACCGGCAACGACATCAAGTCTTCTGGCGCAACCGTTATGACTATGAGTGGTGCAAATATGACTTTTGCAGGAACCGTGACTTTAAATGCAAATCCGTCTGCCAATCTTCAGGCAGCAACTAAACAATACACAGATTCACAGGCGATTGTGTTCGCCATAGCCTTGGGATGATCTATGAGTTCATTTTTACGATTTGAAGCAACATCTGCAGGGACAATTTACACTGCAGATTCTACCGACGTTATTATTGG